AAAAAAGATTGGAATAAAATACAAATTAAAAGATGACAGATAAAATCCAAATGGTTAAGATTGACTACGATCAATGGACTAAATTTAAAGGCGTTAAAAATAACACAATAGCAAAAGACGAATTAAAATTAATCGAAAGTCTACACGCAAAATATTATGATCATCCATACGAAGTACTATGTACCTGTAAGGGAGAACATATAATAGGTAGAATACAAGAGTTTGTAGACGAGCTAAATGTTATTTATAAAAATGGGTATAAAAGAAGTACATAGATGGGAACAAACAGTTGTAGAGATATTAAATTTAGATAACTGGAATCTTACTTGGAGCGGTGGCGAGTTTAAGCATTATGACGCAAAGGGATATACAAGAAAAAATAAAGAGTGTGTGATTGAAATGAAGTTTAGGGATAAATATTATGAAACAAAATTATTGGAAAAGTTTAAATATGATAAATTAATGGAGATGCCAGATGACATAACAAAATTATATTTAGTGTTTGATCCAAAAGGTATGTATATATTTTGGTTAGATAATTTACAGCTACCAAATCTAGAACAATTAAATTGTCCAGATACAACACTTTGGACTAAAACAAAAAAACAAAAAGACGTATATTTATTAGAAGAATCACAAGCAAGTTATATAAACAATGAATCAGGATTTAATAGATGCTTATAAAAAGCTAGATGCAATTAAAGAGTTTGAGTGCGATCATAATATTACTATAATATTAGAGCTGCTTAACAAATGGAATAAAAAAGCACAAGACAATAAAGAATTAAAAAAAGTAATTGAATCTTTTTTAGATATACAATGGCATATAATAGAATTAAAACGAGATAGAGATCTAGCGCTTAAAGCTGTAATGCAGTATAAGTTTCAAAGAGATGCAGCGATAGACGAAAAAAGCAAAGCAATTAAACAACTCAAACAATATGAGGATAAAAATTTCAACTGAAATATTAGGTAAGCAACCATCAGAGGATGTATCAGATAAATTACTAGATACTATAAATGCTATGTGGATGCATTTTGATACAGTACCAGAGAAAGGTAGTCTTATAGAAGTAGATATGTTTAGTTTTCTATTTAGGTTTACTATGGAAAATAAGACATATAAATATGATGGTAAAGATCTAGATATAATTCTTACATATAGATTGACAGAAGAAGTATTATGAACAAACACGACAAGCGAAAACAAATACCTGTATACTCTGGTGTGGTAAGGTATTTTCCTGATGCACTTAAAATGGTAGCACAGGTAAGTTACATAGGAAACCAGCAACACCATCCTGATAAACCTTTACACTGGGATAGAAATAAATCTACAGATGAACTAGATGCTTTAGCTAGACATTTAATAGACTGCGGTACACTAGATGATGACGGTATGCCACACGATGCTAAAGTAGCCTGGAGAGCATTAGCGAACTTACAGAAATATATAGAAAGAAATAAATAATTGGATCTTATAATATTAGATATGCTAGAAAATCAAATAAAACTATTAGACGGAAAATACTATGACAAAACAGAACTGTTATCTAAAATGCTAGATGATGAATTCTATTATGGCTTTATGCAGAAATGGGCATTTAGCAGCTCGAATATAAAACTATTATTAGAATCACCTAAAACATACTATAATGTAATGAAGTATGGATCACCTAAAAGTCAAGCGCTAAGAGATGGCTGGTTAACACATACTGCTATATTAGAGAATGACGTATTTGAATCACAAGTGTTTATAGATGTGCAAAGCAAGAACACAAAGAAATTTAAAATGGCTAAAGAAGAACACGGTGAAGTATTTACAATGAAAGAGAAGAATGATGCAGAAAGATTAGCAGAAGCATTTTATCGTAACGAACCTGCTATGCAAATGATTAAAGGATGTAAGACAGAGTTTCCAGGTGTAGCATTAGTACAAGGTCAACCATTTCGTGCTAAAGCAGATGTTTTAGCTAAAGACTATGTGTGTGATCTAAAAACAACAAGTAACATAAAAGGGTTTGAGCATAGTGCGTATAACTTTCACTATGACGTACAAGCCTATCTATATACAGAAATTTATAAAATACCTGATTTTAGATTTATTGTAATAGATAAAGGATCTAGAGATATAGGTATAAGTAAAGCTGTAAGTAAAGAGTTTATACAGAGTGGTAGAGATAAAGTAGCATATGCACTTAATGTTTATGCACAACACTTCGAGCAAGACGAACCAGAACTAGACGACTATTATATAGAGATAAACCTTTGATATATCAAGAAATATTAATAATTTAGTAGGCTATGAAAGAAACATACAAAATAGCAAAAGAAGTTAAGAAGATAACAGGAGTTAACTTTTTAGAAAAGAAAAGACAAACAGAGTATGTAGAAGCAAGATCATTCTTTGTACACATACTTAAAAATTACTATAAACTACGTAATAAGGATATAATAATTATCTTTAATAATTTAGGTTTTAATATGGATAGTGCAACACTATGCCACGCTGTAAAAATGTTTGAAGTATACGAACAAAACAATAAAAGAATGCAAGAATGGTTTGACACACTATTCGCTAAACCAAACTTTAAAAACAGATCAAATACAAGCGCTTACATTAAATCTAAACTAAAATACTTACCAGAAGATACTCTGATAAAGATAGCAGCACAGATAGAAGCTATGATAAAAGATGAAGTGTTTTTAGATGAAAGTGAATGGGAGTATTAAAAAAATATAAAAAAAAGTATTATATTATTGATTAATCAAGTTTTTTCAAGTTGGCAAGAAAGATAATAAGTACTTACATAGAGCGACCTAAAAAGAAAAGACCAGGCGTACATAGTAAGAATGCAAGTAGAGGACAAACAGGTTACAAGAAGAAATATAGAGGACAAGGTAAAAGAAATTAATTATGAGTTGGGGTGGTAAAAGAGATGGTTCTGGTAGAAAGTCTAAAGCTGATGAATTACAGTTATTAGACAAGCTATCTCCTATGGAAGATTTATTCATACAAGTATTGCACGATGGATTAAAGAAAGGCGACTATAAGTTTGCACAACTATTTGCTAACTACTATTATGGTAAACCTAGAGAAACACAAGATATAACACTAAACCAAGACACACCTTTATTCGAAGTAGTCGTTAAAGATAATGAATCAAGTACAGACTAATGTTATATTTAACCACGCTTATAAATTTCATAGATCAGATAAGAAGATACTAATAGAGCAGGGAGGAAGTAGGTCTGGTAAAACCTTTAATCTGTTAGTGTGGATAATATTTGATTACTGCTTTCAAAATCAAAATCATATTGTTACTATATGCCGTAAGACTTTTCCGAGTTTGCGTGGGACAGTTATGCGTGACTTTTTAGATATACTAAAGAACTATGAATTATATAGTGAGAAAGACCATAATAAGAGTAATAGCGAATACTATCTAAACAACAATACCATAGAGTTCATATCATTAGATCAACCTGCTAAAATACGTGGTAGAAAAAGAAACTTATTATTTGTTAATGAGTGTAACGAAATAGATTGGGATAGTTGGCAACAATTAATATTTAGAACAGAAGGTCAGATAATAATTGACTATAACCCTAGTGAAGCAAATCATTGGATATATGATAAGGTAGAAACTAGAGATGATTCTGTATTCTATAAAACTACATACAAAGACAATCCGTTTATAGATAAAACACTTGTACACGAATTAGAAAGACTAAAAGAAACAGATGAAGAATATTGGCAAGTATTTGGTCTAGGTGAAAGAGCGTTATCTAGAACACAAATATTTAGCTTTACTACAATAAATAAAATACCAGAGGATGCTAAGTTCTTGTCTATAGGTATGGACTTTGGTTATACTAACGATCCGACCTGTGCTGTAGAAGTATATCAGAAAGACCATAATTTATATGTTAATGAATTACTTTATAGAACTATGATGACTACAGCAGACATACATAGATTCTTTCTAGAGCATAATAAAGACAATAAGCTATGCTTTGGTGATTCAGCAGAAGTTCGTTTAATAGATGAGCTTAGAAGAATGGGAAACAATATAAGACCAAGCGTTAAAGGACAGAATAGTATTATGGCGGGTATAGACTTGTTAAAGCGATACAAACTACATATAACAGAAACATCTGTAAATGCTATAAGAGAGTTTAGAGATTATAGGTGGAAGAAAGATAAAGCAAATAGATTAACTAATATACCTAATGATGGTGCTGATCACTTACCTGATGCTACTAGGTATGCAACGTATAGTCTAATGAGCAAACCTAACTATGGTAAGTATGCTATTCGTTAGACGCTTCTCTTTCTTTTAGTTCCTTCATAGCTGCTTGTATAAACTGTGCTGCAGTTACGATCTCACCTTTGACTTGAGAAGTTGTCATTTTATGTAAATCATATATCATATTGCTAATATAATTAAAAAATACTTATTAATATATTTTGATAATTAAAAAATAGTTATTAACTTAGGGGTATGAAACAAAAACTACTTAACTTATCATACATAGCAGTAATATGTATTGTAGTAATATCATTACTGTTACTAGAAAACTTTATAATGAATTTATAATGGAAGCAAAATCTTATAGAGATACAATGATTGCATTAAACCACGTATTCGGTCACTATGATCTAGATATGCTTAAAACATTTGATACATCACAATTAGAAGATTTATTTATGCAAGATTCATTTAGCAATCCTGTAAAACATAAAACATTCGATTTAAACAAGGATAGAATAAACTTTAAAATTATAAAACAAGAGCTTACATCTACATAGTATTCTTTTTTTGAATATTTTTCATATTAATTGGTTTGAGACAGGGTGTTCGTAGATGGCACCCTTTTTTTATGAAAAAAAGTTAAATTTGTTATTATATTATTATGAAACTATCTATTAATGTACCAACAGATCTAAACGAGCTTACACTTGGTCAATACCAAAAGTTTATTAAGATACAGAAAGACAATGGCGATGGTACATTCATAGCACAAAAAATGATAGAGATATTTTGTGGCATAGATCTAAAAGATACATTTAAGATCAAGATAAAAGATATGAATGAGATCATAAAAATACTTAACGATTTATTAGAGATAAAGCCAAAACTAATAAACAGATTTGAATTAAATAATGTAGCATACGGATTTATACCTGTATTAGAAGATATATCATTAGGTGAATATGTAGACATAGAAAACTATATGCAATCGTGGGAAGATATGCATAAAGCTATGAGTGTACTATACAGACCTGTATCAGAAGCATACAGAGATAAATACAATATAGAAGAGTATGAAGCTAAAGAAACAGATGTAATGAAAGATATGCCGTTAGATGTTTGTTTTAGTGCAGTGGTTTTTTTTTACAATTTAGGGATCGAGTTGTCAAGCAATATGATGGATTATTTGACGGAGGAACAACTGAACAACCTTACGGAAGGTCAGCACAGTTTTCTAAACGATGGGGGTGGTATTCAGCAATTTACGAACTCGCTCAAGGACGTATTACAGAATTCGAAAATATCACTAAAGAAAGATTATTAAAATCTTTGAATATATTATTATATATGAAAGAAAAGAACGAAGTAGAACAAGCAGAATTAAAAGCAAATGCCAGGAAACGTAGCAATTAGATCATATTACTTACTAAGCGAAGCGCTAGAAAGTTCATTACTAAACAACAATATAACTAAAACAGTAACAATAGGAGATGTATCTGATGTAGACTTAGGTAAACAATCTATATTTCCCCTAGCACACTTTATTGTAAACAATGTGGTATCAACACAACAAACGCTTGTATATAATATTACTGTACTTGTTATGGATATAAAAGATACTAGTAAGTCAGAAGAAACAGATAAGTTTAGAAAGAACACAGATGAACAAGATATATTAAACACACAATTAGGCGTATTAAATAAATTAATACAAACATTAAGATTTGGCGATCTAAACACTTCGGGATATAAGTTAACTAATGATCCTACTTGTGAACCATTTGTAGATAGGTTTGAAAATAACTTAGCAGGGTGGAACGCAGATCTAGAAATAGAATTACCTAATGACCAATTTATATGTTAGTATTTTCAGATAAGTTTAATGCAAGGTTAGATGAGTTCTTTAAAGCTGTAAAAAAACAAGCTAGGCAGAATCTAAGTAAAGGTACAAAGCTACAAAGAAGAAAGCGACCTATAAACAACACTAGAAAACTATACAACAGTATACAATATAAAAAGCTATTTGAAAACAAGAATAGTTTAGCATATGGTCTTTTTATGGAGGACTATGGTGATTATATTGACAAGGGTGTAAAGGGTACTAAAAGTAATTACAGGGTAAACAAGAATACACCATACAGTTACAAAACTAAAATGCCTGGCTCAGAATCATTTGAGAACTGGGCAAAAGCTAGAAACATAAGATTTAGAGATGCTAAAGGTAAATTTAAAAAAGGCAACTATAAACAAATAGGTTATGTACTAGCAAGATCTATATTTGAAAAAGGTATAAGGGCAAACAATTTTTTTACTATACCATTTGTTAATGAGTTTAAAAAATTACCGCAAGACCTACAAAACATATTTAGTGATGATATGATAATAGAAATGATAGATAGTATGATAGAAGCAGATTTAATTAAAAGAACATAATGGCAACAATATTATTAAGAAGTCCGTACTACGAAACACAAAGTAACACTTATGACGCAACTAACTCTAGAGTGGCTAAAAGTGCAGTATTAACCCTTACAGTTAATAATGTTCAAATAACGCAAATGAGCAAAGACACTGTGCTGTCAGGGACAAGTGGACAAGAAACTGGAACTGTTAGTTTTGAGATAGCTGATATATGTAGAGATTATTTAGATATAACATTTGACAATTCATACGCAGGACAATTTATAACTATAGGTGGATCTATACAATTTAAGAGTGCAACTATTGATGATATAAATACAGGTGGTACTGTACATAATATGGACTCTTATGCAATATCTCATACAGGTTTAGATGGTTACTATGAATTTATGGAGGGATTAGGAACAGGTAACACACCACCTAATAGTGCAAAAGTAATTTCAGCAGCACAACTAATGCAAGACAATTTGCAAATATATGTACCTGATAATACAGCAGGAGTAATACCGTATTGGAATGGATCTACTATAGATTATTCTGCATATTCTACAACAGCAACAAGCACAAGTGTATTATCACAAACAATAACAATAAACAGGGTTTGTAATAAACATACAGCATATAAAGTTACATTTGTAAATAAATATGGAGCATTACAGGATTTTTATTTTACAGGTAAAACTACAGAAAACATTAGTGTAAATAAAACAACTTTTAAAAGAAATATAGCAACAAGCAGTTTTGAGTATAGCAAACAAAAACACAGCATAAGACAATTTAATACATTAGCAAATGAGAAGATTATACTTAATAGTCCTCCTATGAGTTACGATAGTGTAAATGATTCTATAAAACAATTATTAGTTAGTGAGCAAGTGTGGATTAGAAAAGAAATGGGTGGGTCAGAACAAACAATACCAATTAATATAACTGATAATCAACAGACAATAAAAACAGGTGTTAGTGACAAAGTAATACAATACACAATAACAGGTGAGTATGCTTTTGATATGATTAGTAATATTAGATAATGAACAATATAGAGTTATATGTAAAAGGATCTAGTGATACAAACTTTACTAGATTAGATTTGTTTAAAGATGAATCAATATCTTTGACACAGACTATACAAGACGTAAAAGATCCTGCAAAAATATTTACAAACTTTTCTAAGAGTTTTAGTTTACCTGCAAGTAAAACAAACAATAAGTTTTTTCAGCATTATTATAATTTTACACAGTCAGAAAGTTATTCGTATGACGCAAGAAAAAAAAGTATAGCAAAAATAGAGTTAAACAGTTACCCATTTGAAAAGGGTAAGTTAAGATTAGAGGGTGTAGATTTAAAGAATGGTAGACCTGATACATATAGAGTAACATTCTTTGGTGAGTTAGATTTAAAAGAAGTATTAGGTGATAAAAAATTACAGGATTTAGATTTCTTAGATGAATTTGATAGAACATATACTAATACATCAGTTCTAGCGTCATTAAGAGATACATCTAATCCTGACGTAGTAGGATCAGACGGTGTTACATATACAAAGCCAACAGTAGTATCATTGATTGGAAACTCAATGCGTGGTTATTACTCATCTGCTTCAACACCTAAATATTATGATTCTAATAATGAAGAAATAAATAAACAGGGTGGTAACTTAAATACAAGCAACGGAAATTTATCAGGTTATTATTGGAAAGATTTAACATATAGCATAAGACTGTATGTAATAATAAAAGCAATACAAAACAGTAGCACTACAAACGGACAAATAGTATTTAGTGATGACTTTTTAAATACAACAAACACAAGTTTTTATAATTTGTATATGTTATGCCAAAGAAATGCAGGTAAATTATTAGAGGGATTAGGATCATCATATACACCTAACAAACAATCAAATAAAAGATATGACAATGCAGTTAATAATCATACAAACAATTTATTATTAGGTGCGTCAGATTGGGATATATATGGATTAACTAGTTCACAGCAATTTCAATTTGCAATAATAGTAAACTTTACATCTATTTCAGGTAACGTATTTGTTGATTTAAGAGATACATCTAACAATACTGTAGTAACAACTTTTACATACACATCTAGTGGACAAAGAAGTTTTGCAATAGGTAATGGTGAATATGAATTAAGATTTAGAGCAGAAAATTCAGGTGTAGTCGTACAAGATTTTAAGTTTGATCTTATAGGGTTATTTGGAACATATCAAACGACTAGCATAGCTACAGGTGACGTAGACGCAGGGTTTACTATACCTAGTGAAGCATTTATAATTAGAAACAATATACCTGACATAAAAATTATAGATTTTTTAAGTGGACTTTTTAAAATGTTTAATTTAACTGCATATAGACAAGATGGTAAAATATATGTAGATACATTAGATAACTTTTATTCAGCAGGAACATTGAGAAATGTTACAGAATTTACAGATAGCACAAGCAAAACAGTAGACAAAGCATTACCTTATAGAGAAATATCTTTTAAATATGAAGACACAGAAAACATACTAGCAAAACAATATAGAGAGCAATATCAAAGAGACTGGGGATCTTCTGCATATAATGATGATGGTTTATTAGATAGCAATAATACTACATACGAAATAGTATTACCTTTTCAGCATATGATGTTTGAAAAATTAGCGTCAGGTTTACAAGTAGGGCATTTATTAGATGATAAGCAAGACGCATATTTAGGTAAACCATTAATATATTACCCAATACATTCATCTGCAACAAATGATACACCAATAACAGATATAAATATTATTACAGAAATAAATGGGTATGATAGTGGGACTAGTAATACAGACACACAAATAGACGATTATTTTATACCTAGTAATACACCTACTGTAGTAAGCACAGGAGCAGGTTATCCTGAATCAATACATTTCACAAAAGAAATAAACGAGTTTAATTCATCATACGATTATAGTGATACTTTATTCGAGAAATACTATAAGTCTTATGTAACGAATGTTTTTAGATATAATGAAAGATTGACAAAAATAAAAGCAATATTACCTATAAGCTTTTTACAAGAGTATACATTAGCAGATGAATTACAAATAGGAGATCTTACCTATAGAATTAATAGCATTAACACAAATTTACAAACAGGTGAATCTAGTTTAGAATTATTAAACGGTAGTGAAACTGTAGTGTCAACAGGACAGGGATCAATAAGTATACAGATATCCTCATCTAATAGTGCAACACCTAACACAGCGTGTGGTTATACATTAAACACAACAGTTTATTATACTGGTACACTAGGTAATACTACTAGATTATATACAAACAATACATTAACAACAGCATATACAGGATCAGGTAATAATCATAGGTTTCCAAATAATACATACGCTACTATAGATAGTAATGGTTATGTATCAGGATATCAACCTTGTCCAACTCTTGCACCTACTATGACTACAAGTACATCTACAAATGTTACATATAGTTCATTTACAATGAATGGTAGTTTAAATGTAGCAAATGGTACAGTAACAGCTAGAGGTTTTTATTGGGGAACAAATGCGACATATACAAATAACACAAAAGAAGCTGTATCTGGAACAAGCACAGGAAGTTTCTCATTAAGTAAAACATCAGGAATATTAGCAAACACTCCTTACTATGTTACAGCATATGGTATTAATGAACACGGAGAGGGTGTAGGAACTACTGTCAGTTTTACAACAAATACATCACCTAATGCACCAACTGTAGTAAATCTAGCAGAAACAAATATTGCAGAAACAAGTTTTACAGCAAACTTACAAATAACAGCAGATGGTGGACAGACAATAAATGGTGCAGGATTTTATATGGGTACAGATAGTTCTAGTGCTACAAACAATACTCACTATGACGTATCACCTGCACCTAGTGCAATAGGAAATAACTCTTATGATTTCACAGGTTTAACTGGGGGTACAGATTATTATTATTGGGGTACAGCTACAAATACATTTAGTAGTACAAAAGGTATAGCTTCTACATACGAGCAAGTAACAACAGCAGCAACACCAAATTGGACAACACATACACCTATAAGATATCACGCTACAGATCCTTATTTAGCGTGTGTGTCAACAGCATATAATAGAACTGTATATTCATCAGGATTAAATAATACATTTGGAGCAGGGTTAGTAATATATGATAACAATGGATTAACGACATTAGCAGCAAATGGTTACTATTCATATCAAAACTATGTATATCAAGTAACAGGTGGAAATGGAACGTTAGGTTCGCAAACAGCGTGTTCAACAAGTATTAAAAGATTAAGATTAAGTGCAGGTTATCCTACTACATCTTATACAAGTTCAGCAGCAGCGTGTTCATCTACATTAGGATCTGTTTATGCATATTATAGTGGTGGAGTCAGTACAGGTATGCAAACTTGGACAAGCACAGCATTAACAACTAAATTTACTGGAGCAGGTGCACAGTCATACCCAACACACTATCAACCGACACAATATGCAGTAAAGTATGTAAGACAAGCATATAATAGTACATATAATTTTTGGGCAGATATAGGTACTAATACTTATGTAGGACAAATAGACGCTAATGGTATATTTTGGAGAAGTTATTATGATTTTGCAAATGGTCAATTAGCTTGTCCATAAAAAAAATAAAATAAAGGTATTATATACATATGTTAAATAGCATTATTGAATTATTAAAGTATTCTAAAAGCAAAGACGAGAATGTGCAAATAGCAAAAGGTAAATATAAACTACCTAGTAGTATAAAAGATGCGTATAATCAATTTAAACAAGAACGCAAATGGCAGTCAAAAAAACAATAGAATTAGAAGTAGAGGTAGGCGATCTTAAAAAAAATCTTGAAGCTATACAAAAAGAGTTTGAAGAAATAAAAGGATCTATAAAAAGTGTAGAGAAACAAAGTAAAAAACAAGCTAATGCTACTGTAAAAGGTTTTAAAAGATTACAAGGAGCTGCAAACAAAGTACGTAAAGGTATATCAGGTATAGGTCTTGCTTTTAAATTAATACCAATAGCAGCAGCGCTTGAAGCATTTAGGTTTTTAGGTGATGCTTTTCAATCTAATAGAGAAGCCGCTGATGCGTTCGCAACTGTAACAGGTACTGTACAAAAAGTTCTTAGAGATTTTATAGATTTAATAGTAGATAATTTTGATAATGTAGTTAATTTCTTTAAGGAACCATTAAAAAGTATTAAGGATTTTGGTCAAGCAATAATAGATTCTGTAAAACAACCATTGGCAGAAGCGTTAGAAGGCTTAAAGTTTTTTGGTAAGGCAGCATTAAAAATATTATCATTAGATTTTGCAGGAGCAGCTGCAGAAGCAGCACAAGGTATAGAAAAATTTAAAGGCGTCACTGATACAGTAAAAGAAGGTGTATCTGAATTTACAGGTAAAATAAAACAAGGTGTAGAAACATTTAAAGAATATGTTACTGAAACAGGTAAATCGGTAAAAAATTCTGTTGATTTAGCAAACGCAGCTAAAATAGCAGCAGCTGAGCAAGAAAAACAAAGATTAGTTACATTACAAGCAGCAGAAGAACAAAGACAAATAAGAGATGATGTAAGTAAAAGTATTGAAGATAGAATAGCTGCAAATGAAGAATTAGGTAGGATATTACAGGAAGGTGCAGAAGAAGAACTTAGGTTAGCAAATTTACAATTAGCTGCAGCAGAAGCTAAAGCTGAACTAAATGAAAATGATATAGATTTACAAGAAGAACTAATTAGAGCGCAAAACTTAAAACTAGAAGTTACTGAGAGATTAGGTGGTATAGAATCAGAACAACTTACTAATAGAAATTCTTTAATACAAGAGTCTGTAGATTTACAAACTACCCTTTTACAACAAACATTTGATCTAGAAGAAGCAGAAAGACAATCGTTAATTAACTTAACAGACAACGAGTTAGAAAAACTTAGATTACAACAAGAGGGTGCAGCAGCTAGAAAACAATTAGCATTAGATGTATTTGCAGAACAAGAAAAATTACTTGATAAAGAATCAGCTGCATTTAAAGAAGCACAAGCTGAAAAAACTAGATTAGTAGCAGAAGCTAACGCAGAAGAAAAACTACTAGACAAAAATTTAGCAGATATGAAATTTAATCTAGCTAAAGATGGTTTAAAAGCAATAGCAGGTGCATTAAATGAAAATAGCGCAGCAGCAAAAGCAGCATTAACCGCAGAAGCAATAATGAGTACATATAAAGCTGCTACTACTGCATTAGATAGTAAACCATTTTTTCCGTTAGGTTTAATTGGCTTTGCTACAGCACTTACAACAGGTTTTACGGCAGTTAAAAATATAGTTGGTACAAAAGTACCTGGCGGTGGCGGAGCAGGAGCAGCAGGGGTGTCGGCAGCAGCAGCACCAATAGCACAAGCACCAGCATTTAATATAGTAGGATCATCACCATTAAATCAAATAGCAGAAACACTAAATAATCAACCGCCTACAAGAGCATTTGTTGTATCTGGAGATGTAACAACAGCACAACAATTAGATAGAAATATTATTAACGAAAGTGGAATATAAAAAAAACATAAATAAATATATTATATAATTATGAAGATCGTAGAACTTATACTAGACGAAGAACAAGAGTATTCAGGTATAGAAGCTATATCTATTGTAGAAAAACCAGCGATAGAAGAAGATTTTATTACATTAAACAAAGATATAGAATACAAACTAGCAGAGGTAGATGATGAGAAAAGAATATTGTTAGGTGCATTACTTATACCTAATAAGCCTATATTACGTATGGGAGATGATGGCGAATATTATATATATTTTAGCAAAGATACTGTACGTAAAGCAAGTGAGTTGTATTTAATGGAAGGTAACCAAAACAATGCAACACTAGAACACCAAATGCAATTAAAAGGTCTAAGTTTAGTAGAAAGTTGGATAGTAGAAGATCCAGTAAAAGATAAAACAGCATTTTATGGTTTAAAATACCCTGTAGGTACTTGGGTAGGTGCTGTAAAGGTAAATTCTGATAAAGTATGGCAAGAATTTGTAAAAACAGGTGCTGTAAAAGGTTTTTCAATAGAAGGTTATTTTCAAGACAAGTCTACATACAGAAAAGATGATTTAAGTGCTATAGAAACACAAGAAGCAGAATTTTTATTGTCTACACTAAAAGATATTGTCAATGGTGTTACAGTAACACTAGAAAGTTATAACGATTACCCTGATTCTGTTGCAAATAACGCTAAAAGAGGTATAGAACTAAACGACAAAGTAAATAATAAGTGTGCTACAGACGTAGGTAAGATTAGAGCGCAACAATTAGCAAAAAAAGAGAAAGTAAGTACCGCAACTATAAAAAGAATGTATAGTTACTTATCTAGAGCAGAAGAATACTATGACCCTAGTGATACAACTGCTTGTGGTACAATAAGTTACTTATTATGGGGAGGTAAGTCTGCTAAAAGTTGGGCAGAAAGTAAAATTAAGCAACTAAACTTATATTCACAGGTAATCAATGAAGAATACGCTATTATAGATGATCGCTTAGCTTACTCTACTAAAGAAAAGGCAGAAGAAATGGCTAAGAACATAGGATGTGAAGGACATCACGTACACGAATACGAAGGTAAAGATTGGTATATGCCTTGTGAAAAACACATTACTGATTTAAAAAAAAAATATAAATGTCCCCCAGGTTATAAAAAAGACTATGTAAAACACAAGTGCGTAAAGATGACTGCAGAAGAACTTGCAGAGGTAGGACCAAGAGGTGGTATTCGTAGATCAAAGAAAGCACCAAAGAGTAGTACGCCAAACCCTAAACCTAAAGGAGAGGGGACCGCAAGAGGTGACGCTAAAACAAGTAGAGGTGCAAAAGTAGATAAAGCAACAGAAGCTAGTCTACAAAAAAAGTCTGACGAGTTTAACGAAAGATATAAGAAAAAATTAGGTTATGGTTCAACTCTTGGTCAATTAAAAACAGTTTATCAGAGAGGTCTTGGTGCATTCAATGTATCACATAGTCCTAATGTTACAAGTGCAAAACAATGGGCAATGGCTAGAGTAAATGCGTATTTGTATTTAGTAAGAAATGGTAGACCGCAAAATGCAAAATATAAAGGTGATAACGACTTACTCCCAAAAGGACACCCAAAGTCAAATAAATAAATTTATTATGTGTAATTGTAATTACTGTATTTGTAAATAATGTCAAAAAGAAAAGAATTTAAAACACCTAGTAGGACTTCACCTAAAGGTGCTAGAAGAGCTTGTTTATGTGAAGACAATACTTATAGTATAAAGTGTTGTGATGGTTCAATACAAGCGCAAGGAATAGGTCGTATTTAAAAAACTTCATTTAAAAATATAAAAAAATATCTTGTATTCATTATATAGTTATGAATGCTACAGAGATATTATCAAAGGTCAAAACTTTATTAGGTGTTGATCCTAGTAATGTAGACGTAAAATTAGAACAAATTTCTTTAGAGGAAATGACTCTTGAAAATGGTACTGTACTATCTGCTGATAAATTTGCATCAGGTAGTGAAGTATTTATTAAGACAGAGGACCAGAACGTTCCCTTACCAGTAGGTGAGTACGAACTATCGGACAATAGAATATTAATCGTTAAAACAGAAGGTATGATAGAAGATATCAAAAATTCAGAAGAAGTAGTAGAAGAAGCTGCAGCAGCAGTAGAAGATACTAACCTTGAAGAAGCACCAGCTCAAGAAGAAGAAAAATCAGAAATGGGTTATGCTACTAAAGAAGAGATGACAGCTTTAGCGGAAGCCGTTGAAGAAGTCAAGAATCAACTTAAAGAAGTCATTGAAAAAATGATGGACAAAAAAGAAGAAAAAGAGGAAATGTCACAGCAAGAAGAATTATCTAAACCTGCGGCAGAAGGCATTAAACATTCACCTGAAAACGTACAAGAAAAATTAGGTGCAAGGTTTGCTGTCAACAAAAACCAAAACACTACTTATAGTAGAGTATTACAAGCAATTTCTAACAATAATTAATTAAATAATGGCAACAACAACTTCAATAACAACAACGTATGCTGGTGAATTTGCAGGAAAATATATTTCAGCTGCTCTATTATCAGGGAAAACGTTAGCAGAGGGTAACATTTCGATTGTACCTAATGTAAAATTTAAGCAAGTAATGAAAAAAGTAGCAACAGATGGTATCGTAAAAGATGCTACTTGTGACTTTACAGATACTTCAACACTAACTTTAACTGAAAGAATCTTACAACCAGAGGAGTTTCAGGTGAACTTAGAATTATGTAAAAAAGATTTCAGATCTGACTGGGAAGCAGTACAAATGGGATATTCTGCATTTGACAACTTACCTCCAAAGTTCTCTGACTTTTTAATTGCTCACGTAGCAGATAAAGTAGCTCAAAGAATGGAACAAAACATTTGGGCAGGAACTAATGCGACAACAGGACAATTCGATGGGTTTATTACAACTCTAGGTGCTGATGGTGATGTAGTAGACGTTACAGGTACAGCTTCTACTTCTTCAAATATTATAGCAGAATTAGGTAAAATAGCAGACGCTATACCATCTGCAGTATATGGTTCAGAAGATTTAACAATCTACTTACCTTCTAATATGCATAGAAACTATATTAGAGCATTAGGTGGATTTGGTGCTTCAGGATTAGGTGCAGCAGGTACAAACGCTCAAGGTACACAATGGTACAATAGTGGTAATGCA